TATTCCACCTTCTCAAATTAAAGCACCTGATCTTAACGAAGAATCAAAAGGCCTTTGGTATTATATTAATAGAAAGAAAAAATTAGGTATAAAATCATCACCTAAAAAATCTAAAGCTTATAAAGCAGCTGTAAAAGCAGGTAAAGAATTATCTAATGAAGGAATTCATGATCCTGTTCAGCCGGGTATCTTAAAAAAAAGATTAGGTAAATTATCTTGTTCTAGAGTTAAAGCAGAGAAAGCAAAGCTAGAAGATAAAGGAACTCACTATGCAAAAGCTTTACAAAGATATTTGAATTATCACTGCAATGATTAAGTTATCTGATATATTAAATGAAATGTATCCTCCATATAAAGCCGATATGGTAGGTAAGGTAAGATATAAAGCTTCAGATACTTTTACTAACGATACTAAACTTGCTACTAGAAAAGGATATTTAGAGGGTGATAGAGTAGGGAAAGCTGCACCATATGGTTCTGGATTTAAAAAAATAAAAGAGGCTCTATCTAGCGGTTTGACTGTGGGAGACAACGGGAAAATCGATCTAGCAAAGTCTATAATTGATCTAGAACAATTAAATCAATACATCAAAGCATTAGGATCTTCTACTCCATTAATTTTTAGAGAAGCTAAATACAAACAGCACCATATAATTAATAAATTAACCACAGGAGATAGAGATAAATACAGAGGAATTACTTTAGGGGGTAAAACTGTATTAGATGAACTAGGAGTTAAAGACCCGGTTTTTGCTACTTTTAAAAGAGGAGTTGGAATATTCGGTAATAGTTATGTAGTTATACTAAAAGATCCATATAAAATATACCAATCAGGTAAAGTATTTGATTTAGCAGTAGATACTAATCCGGTTCAATATAAAGAAACTAATACTGGAGGTGGATTAACTAGATCTCAAACAGGAATTTTAACTAAAGAAGAAGAAATTGCTAAAGGTAAAGAGCTAGCCAAGACTTATAAAGTAGCAACTGATATCAAACCTTTACCAGGTAAAGAAGGATGGGAAATTATTATAGATACTCCGGAATATTATATGGTAAATCCTGCAATTTTAATTAATCTAGCAGGAAAATTCAGCGGATATCAAGTTAAAGATGCTAATAATTTTAAAACTTACGGTGAATTATCTGAATTAATGAATAAATTAATCGGATATTGGAAATGGACCTTGAAAAATAAAAAATGAATCCATACAAAGATTTAGAGGTTACGGATTTTTATGTTATAAGAGAATTTTCAGAGGATATTGATCCGATAGAATTAATGTGGCATAGAGATAACGAAGATAGAATAGTAGAGATTATCGGAGAAACGGATTGGAAATTTCAATTAGAAGATAATTTGCCTACTTCTATTAATTATCCGATATTTATACCTAGAGGCATGTATCATAGAGTTATCAAAGGTACAGGTAATCTTAAAGTAAAAATCTTTAAAAAATGAAAAAACTTATCAACGAAGCATTCAGACTTCAACAAATTGCAGGTATTAAATCTGTAAATATGATTAATGAGATAGACCAAGATGAATTATTCTCAGCTACTGTTGAAGAAATAGCTTATGATGAAGGATTAACTCCTGAAGAAATAGAAAAAGTAGTTAATGTTGTAGATGCTAACCCTAGATTATTCTTAAGAAGTTTCTATGACGGTACTGATTATAACGCAGCAGCTAGAGAAACTATTCAATATTTAGCACCTAGATTAGGTATTAAATTACAAGAGAAATTAGATCCAGTAGGTCATGAAGATGCTGATATCGATAATGACGGAGATACTGATAAATCTGATGAATATTTAGCTAATCGCCGTAAAGCTATTAGTAAGAATATGAATGAAGGTGAAGATCATGAAGTAGCAATGGCTCAAGCAAGTCTAAAAGCTATTATTAGTTCAGCTTCTCAGTTAATGAATAAAATCGGCCACGAAGAAATTAATATTCCAGCTTGGATTCAGGACCATATCACTAATTCAGAAAATTATATCGAGCAGGCCAATCAAGGATATCACGAATTATGCGACAAAGGTGAGGAAGGTGTTCAAGTTGCAATAATGGAAAAAGATGAAGAATAAAAATATATTAAAATATCTTATTAAAGAAGAAGTTACTAAGTTTTTAAAAGAACAGGAAGAGACTGTACGAATAACTTTTGAAACTAATCCTTTAGAATACATTTTAATTAAATACCCTTCCCTAAAAAATACTATTACTAATTTAATGACCACCGGTTTCAAAGATTATGTTACCGGAATTTATATAATGGCTCCTAAGCCTACTACTTTTAAAGTAGTTTTACATAACGGTCAATATTATTACCTTACTTATTTAGGTAAAGCTTACGAAGCAGAAATATCTGGCAGAAAATATTACTTAATGGCAATAGGTGAAAAAGAAAGAGCAACTATAGCAATTGCAAATCTATTAAAATTAGGTAGACCGGCTTCAACTGAAGGCCCTGATGCAGAAACTGCAGCAGCAGACGAAGAAGCAGTACAAGCAGAAACTCCACCTTCTCAAGAAAAAGAAGAAGAAACTGAATCATAAGTTGCTCAATTAAAAAAATATTACTAAACTTAGCGTCTAAATGATTAAATTAATTGGAATTTTAAAAGAAGCTATGAATTTTAGATGGGCACCTACTTTAGATGCTAAGCAAAAGATTATTGATTCTAAATGGGGTAAGCAATATAAGTTTATAATGCAGTCTAATCCAGCAAGATTAGGTAATATAAATAAAATATCACACGATCTATTTCTTGAAATAATAAACGATCTATTTGATAATCCAGAAGTAAAAGTTTATAATCCTAAACAAGGTCCTAATCCTTCATCTAAATTTAAAATGTATGAATTTGAAACCGATAAAGGTTTAGTTCGTATAATTTTATCAGGAGGCGCTAATGAAGGTGAGAAATATGAATACGGATTTATTAAAGCTTTAAGAAAAACAGCCGGATTACCAGTAGAAGATATTGAAAATAAAAATATAGTTAAATTCTATCAAGAATTAGGAGTAGATCCAGAAAATACAACTCCAGAAGATATAGAAGATATTTCTCGATTAGAAACTAAAAGAACTTTATCATTAGATGGTCCTAAAAATGTAGGCAGTATTATAGGAGATGTTAAAGTAAAAGATAAATTTATTTCTATAAAAAATAAAGAAGGGCATAACATTTATAATGGAGGTACTATTCCGTTTATTGTTATGAAAGATAATAAAGTTGTTTATGATCCTTCTAAATTTGATAAATCTAGTCTTTTAGGTCAAATATTTGATCTACTAAAAATAGATCCAGAAAAAATAGCTGAAGGATTAAACGAATATATTGCTAAAAAAGGATTATCTGAATCAACACCAAGTTTATTTGAAGAAGTTACTAGTGGAATTGATAATCAAAAATTAAAAAACTTATTAGCATCTGCTTATGGATACGGTTATTATCTTAAAAAGCAAACCAAAGATGATTCGATCTCATTATATCCAGTTCTAACTCCACAAGATTCTTACGAATTAGTAGGAGATGTTCAGGATGTAGAAATAAAATATCCAAATCAAAATACTAAAGCTGTAACAGTAAGAGTATATACTGTTAGTGAAGTTTTAGGTCATATTGAATATTTAATTGAGATGAGAAATACTAAAGGTGACATATTACCTTTATCTCTTAAAGTAAAATCAACTAGATAATAGTTGTAATTTCCAATTATTTTTATTATATTTAGATTTAAATAAGTATAATTATGGCTAAAGCAAATTCAAATCGATACAGAACGTTTCGTACTCCAGAAGGAAAACAGATAAGCATCTTTACACCAACAGGTGGAGAACCACAGTTTCATTCCCTAGATGGTCCAGCGATAAAATACCCTAAATCAATGAAAAAACAGGATGAGTATTTTATTTATGGCATTCCATATTCTAAAGAAAGATGGTTAGAATTAAAGAATGATGTTAAGGTAAAAGATAACCCATTCCCTTCAGACAGCTTTTAAAACTAGATTCATGATATTTATAATAAAATAATTTATCATGGAATTTAATTTTAAACAATTCTTAACAGAAAATAGCCTTACAGTAGGTTCTAAACTTAAGTCTTTAGCAGAGAATGAAGAAAGCTTAGATAGCATTTATGACAGACTTAGAGCTGCTATTATGAATCATGAGATAGGTTCTCATGAAAAATTAAATGCTGATTCTGATTATCAAAAATTACCTAAAGCTAAACAAAGTATTCTTCACAATATTGTAAGATCTGAATATAATGAAGCTGTAGATCCAGAAGAAGATAATTTAGATCAAGAGCCTTCTGCTAAAGATATTAAATCTACTAAAGGTACAGCTGATTTAGCTAAAAAACAAAATCAATTAGCTACATTATTAAAACATAAAGACGAATTGGTTAGTAAATTTAAATCTGGAGAATTGACTATCGATCAATATAAAGAAAAAATCGGTAACGTTCCTCAACATATTAAAACATTAACTGCAGATATCGAAAGATTAGAAGCTCAGGCAGCTGGTGAAGGATTAAACGAAGAAGATACTATGCAGATAGGTACCAATCCATCTCAATTTAAGAAAGTAAAAGTAGGTGATAAAGTATTATATGGTGACGAAGAAGTTACTATTACCAAAATCGACAGAGTTAAACCTGGTTCAGGAGCTACACAAAATAGAATTATAGCTCAAACTGCAGATGGTGAAACAGTAACTGGAAAACCAGGTTACTTTTTACCTATTGCATAATCAGTATTACCTAAATTAATGTTATGAGTCAGGATATTAATACATCCAACCCTACATCTATAAAAGAAGCAATTAAGCAGGAGTTTGTCAAATGTGCGACAGATCCTGCTTATTTTATGCGCAAATATTATATGATTCAGCACCCTAAACGCGGTAGAATCCAATTTGCGTTATATCCATTCCAGGAAAAAGTACTTCATCAATTTAAAAAGAACGAGTATACTGTAATTAATAAATCAAGACAGTTAGGTATTTCTACTTTATCTTCAGCTTATGCATTATGGTTAATGCTTTTTCATAGAGATAAGAACGTTTTAGCTATTGCAACTAAGCAGGAAACAGCTAAAAACATTGTAACTAAGATTAGATTTGCCTATCAAGCACTACCTAACTGGTTAAAAATAAAAACTATTGAAGATAACCGATTAAGTTTAAGACTTGACAACGGTTCTCAAGTAAAAGCAGTAGCAGCATCACCGGATGCTGGTCGTTCTGAAGCGGTATCGTTACTTATTCTGGATGAGGCTGCCTTTATTGATAATATTGATGTAATCTTTACAGCTGCTCAACAAACCTTAGCTACCGGAGGTCAGTGTATTGCATTATCTACACCAAATGGTACTGGTAACTGGTTTCACCAAACCTTTACTAAGGCTGAAATGGGTGAAAATAAATTCGTACCTCTACGATTACCCTGGACTGTTCATCCGGAAAGAAACCAAAAATGGAGAGATGAACAGGATATTATTCTAGGTCTAAGAAATGCAGCTCAGGAGTGTGATTGCGACTTTAGTACTTCAGGTCAAACCGTTCTAGAACCAGATGTATTAAATTGGATTGAACAGAATACCATAGAAGAACCGATTGAGAGAAGAGGTATGGATGGTAATTTATGGATCTGGGAACCGCCTGATTATAGTAAATCATATGCAGTAGTAGCCGACGTTGCCCGTGGTGATGGAAATGATTTTTCAGCATTCCATATTATCGATATAGAAACTGTAGCTCAGGTAGCTGAATATAAAGGTCAGATTGATACTAGGGATTACGGTAACTTATTAGTAGGTATTGCTACTGAATATAACGATGCCTTACTTGTAATTGAAAACGCAAATATAGGATGGGATGTTATTCAAACAGCTATAGAAAGAGGATATAGAAATTTATATTATTCACCAACATCAGATGTAGCCTTAACTAATGTTGAAATGTATCTTAATAGATTCGATTCAGGAAATGGAATGGTGCCGGGATTTACTATGAGTTTAAAAACAAGACCGCTTGCTATTTCGAAAATGATTTCGTATATTACTGAAAGGTCTTGCGTTATAAAGTCAAAAAGGACATTAGAAGAGTTGAGAACGTTTATTTGGAAGAACGGAAAAGCTCAAGCAATGTCTTCTTATAATGATGACTTAACAATGTCTTTATCAATTGGATTATTTTTAAGAGATACTGCATTAAGATTTAGACAAACAGGGCAGGATTTAGCTAGAGCGGCTATGGACGGTATGGGAAAAACTAGCAGTAACGGATTCCAAATTTACAGTCCAGGTAATGCAAGTAATCAAAACCCATGGGTTCAGGAAAATCCTTATGGAGGACACGAAGATATTAAGTGGTTATTATAATATATTTATATTTATAAAATATGGCAGAGTCAAATGTATTTGGTAGGTTAAAAAGATTATTCTCGACAGACGTAGTTATACGTAATGTTGGCGGTAATCAGTTAAGAGTAATGGATACTGATAGAATCCAAACAAATGGTATTCTTCAGACTAATGCATTAGTAGATAGATTCAATAGAGTTTACACTACTTCTAATTCATATGCATATAATCTTAATACTAACCAAAACTACCAAACTATGCGTATTCAGCTATATGCTGATTACGAGGCAATGGATACAGATGCTATTATTGCATCAGCTTTAGATATTATTTCTGACGAATGTACTTTAAAAAATGAACAAGGTGAAGTACTTCAGATCAGATCTTCAGACGAAAACATCCAAAAAATATTATATAATTTATTTTATGATGTTTTAAACATCGAATTTAATTTATGGTCATGGATTAGAAACATGACTAAATACGGTGACTTCTATCTTAAGTTAGAGATTGCTGAAAGAATTGGTGTTTATAATGTTATTCCTTTCTCTGCTTACACCATTATTCGTCAGGAAGGAACTGATATAACTAATCCAACTTACGTTAAATTTATATTTGACCCTACTGCAGTATCAGGCGGTACTTCTGGATATATGGCAACATACTCTGGAATGGCAGAAGGTAAGGATGGAATTACTTTTGAAAACTACGAAATGGCTCACTTCCGTTTATTAGGTGATGTAAATTACCTACCTTACGGAAGATCTTACTTAGAACCAGGTAGAAAAATCTTTAAACAAATGGTGTTAATGGAAGATGCGATGTTAATTCACCGCATCGTAAGAGCACCTGATAAAAGAGTTTATTATGTAAACGTAGGAGCTATTCCTCCTAACGAAGTTGAGACTTACATGCAGAGAATGATCTCTAAAATGAAGAAAATTCCTTATGTAGATCCTCAAACCGGCCAATACAATCTTAAATACAATATGCAAAACTTACTTGAGGACTACTTTATCCCGGTAAGAGGCAACGATCAATCAACTCGTATTGATACAGTACCGGGATTGCAGTATAATGGAATCGAAGATGTTGCATATTTAAGAGATAAATTATTCGCGGCGTTAAAGATTCCTAAAGCCTTTATGGGTTATGAGAAAGACTTAACAGGTAAAGCAACTTTAGCTGCTGAAGATATTAGATTTGCCAGAACTATTGAAAGAATTCAAAGAATTGTATTATCTGAATTAACTAAAATAGCTTTAGTGCATTTATATACTCAAGGATATACCAACGATTCGTTAGTAAACTTTGAATTAAACTTAACTACTCCTTCAATCATCTATGATCAGGAAAGAGTAGCATTAATGAAAGAGAAGATTGATTTAGCTTCTCAAATGACTGAAAATAATTTATTCCCTACTGACTGGATTTATGATAATTTATTCCACTTAAGTGAAAGTGAGTATGATGAAATTAGAGATTTAATGGTAGAGGATAAAAAACGTCAATTCCGCTATACACAAATTGAAAACGAAGGAAACGATCCAGCAGAATCTAACCAGGCTTATGGTACTCCTCACCAGATTGCTAGTCTTTACGGAGGTAACTCTAATAGAACAGCTGCTTCTAATGTACCTCTTGGTTACAACGAATTAGATCCATCAGAACCTATTCCAGTTCCTGGCCGTCCTAAATCTAAAGCTTCATTTATTGGTACTGCAAAAGATCCACTAGGAAGAGATAGAATGGGTAGCTACGATATGAAAGCTAAACCATCAGATGGTGAAGATGCCACAGGAAAAACTAAGTATATAGGTGGTTCTCCACTTGCTTTAGAGAATAAAAATACTCATATAGTATATCATACTAATAAGAGCATGTTTGATAAATTACAATCAGACCATAAAGTAAATCTCTTTAAACAAAGCGATCTACTTAATGAGAATAATATTATTGATGATATTGAATAACTTAGATATTTATTATTAGTATATACTATTTATATGAGTACTGTCAAAAAGCATTCCAAATACAAAAATCCGGGTATTCTATTTGAATTACTTGTTAGACAAGTGACTTCAGATATGATGTCTAATCAGGACTCTAAAGCAGTTTCTGTAATTAAAAAGTTTTTCAAAGGAACTGAACTAGCAAAAGAATATAATATCTATAATACTATTATAGCTGCACCTAAATTATCTGAAGGTAAAGCAGAAGCATTAATTAATGTTGTTGTTGAGCAGAGTAAAAAGCTAGATAGAGTAAAACTTAATAAAGAAAAATATAATCTTATTAAAGAAATTAAAAAGCATTACGATGTTGAAAATTTCTTTAAAGCAAAGATTGAAAACTATAAAATTTCTGCTGCAATTTATAATCTAATTGAATCTACATTAGATAAAACCTTTACAGATACTAAGCATTTAGTTACTAATAAAATTACTATTTTAGAACACATTACTAAAGAGTTAATGACTGAGGCTAAAATAGAAAAAAAAGCTGTAGAAGAATTCATGAAAGAAGATAAAGATGTAAGAATCTTAGCTTACCGCATATTAGTTGAGAAATTTAATACTCAATACAGCGACCTTTCAGAAGATCAAAAATTAATCTTAAAAGAATACATCAATAATATTTCAGATACTAAAGAATTAAAAATTTTCCTTAACAGAAAAATTGAAGAAGTTAAATCTGAAATAGAAAATTTAATTCCTAAGATTGAAGATAAAGTAACAACTATTAAGTTAAATGAAGTACTTACTTTAATTAAACCTTTATCACCTAGACAATCTATTAAAGATGAAAATCTGGTTTCGCTAATGCAGTATTATGAATTAGTTAAAGAGATTAAATCATCTTTGAAATGAATAAAGACAAAGTAAAAGATTTTATAAGAAAACAAATACTTGAGCTAATAAAAGTAGATGAAGAATCTGCAACCGGAGGTGAAGGATATTTAGGCATAACAGCTTATAATCCAAATAAAAAAGCTAAAGGTACTGCTCATAATTATTTGAAAAATAAATGGGGTTGGAAAGATGCACCATCTGTACCTAACCGTCCTTCTAAAATGATTGATTATAAACAATTATTTCAAGAAGAAGAAATAGAAACAATTCAAAATCCAGAAACAAAAGAATTTACTAAAAAAGTAAAAATCTCAGATAAGGATAAAGAAACTATTGAAAAGATAAAAGCCTTGATGGCAAAAGAATTAACAAATGAAAACTACTCTAGATTTAGAAATGAAACTAAAACCAGATCTAAATCAGAACAATACCATAAAGCAATTTTAGAAGTTAAAAAGAGAACTAACGAACTTAATAGACTTTTAGAATATGCAGGAAGATTAAAAGAAGAATTAAATCAGGTTGACGAATTAAAGTCATCTAGACATACTTTAAATGCTTTAGATAAGGTTACCGAGACAATTAAACAGGTATATATCAAAGCTAAAAAGTTAAAATAGATGGCAAAAGTTAAAGGTGGTAGAGCAGCCTCTACCGGAATTAAAGTTTCTTTTGGTAAACGCCGTCCAGGCAAAGCAGCTAAAAGATTGAACAAACACGCAAGTGTTGGTAAAAAATATAGAGGACAAGGTAGATAATTTTTATATGAAAAAGCAAATCAACGAAATAAAGAAAATGCAGTATTTAGCAGGCTTAATTAACGAGTCTGACTATAATAACTCTTTAGAAGAGGCTTTAGCTCCGGCACATGAAGCAGAATTAGAAAAAATTATTTCTAAGTATGTTAAAGATGCTGATGATGTAGAAAAAGAATTAGAAGCGTATCATTCAAAAGGATATAGTGGATTTTCTGATGCATTAAAAGCTAATTTAGATCGTGATATGGATTTTCAATCTTGGGTTCAAAAAGGCCACGATGAAGAAACATTAGAAAAAGAAATTGGTGAATCATTAAATGAAGACTGGGGTAGCTCAGATCAAGCTACTTTTAATAAAGCTATTCATAATGATTTAGGCAATCCTACACAAATGCCAATGCCTTTTGATCCTAAATTTGAAGCAGCAGTTGAATCAGCAGTAGATTTCTGGTGGGATGAATGGGATGAATATACATCTGATAGAGATGGTTTAATTGACCATGCTAAAAGAGCATATTACAGATCTTACTTCCCTGAAAAATTCGCTGCATTCCAAGAAATGTTTAGTGAAACTAAAGAAGAAGATGATGCAATTATTGCAACTTATGAAGATGAGCAAGACGCTAAACATACTTTACCTGGCGGTCATTTAAGAGAAAATGTTGATCTACCTGCTAACTTAATCAACGATATCGACAAAGTAAATCCTTTAGAATACTCAACAGGTTTAGATTATGAATTAGATTTATCTGGTGACTTCTCAGCAGATGGTTTAGAAAAAGCTGTTAAAAGAGTATTAAAGAATCTTAAAAAAGACGCAATATATTACACAAACTTAAAAGCAGAATTAACTTCTAAAATTAATAAAAAAGAAGTAGAAGCTGCTAAACAAGTGGAAGTAAAAAAAGACAATCACGTTGATAAATTAAATAATTTAAAAACTTTAGTTAAAAAAGAATTAGCTAATACTAAAACATCTTTAAGTAAAAAAGAGAAAGTAACTAGAGCTACCCCGCAAGGAGTTAAGTTAATGAAAGAAGAAAGAGATGTTGAAGCTAGATACAACGAATATGTTGGTAAATTAACTCACGGCAATAAAGCTAATATTGAAAAGCAATGGAAAGATGCAGGTGAAGATATGGTTAAAAAACATAAAGTTGTAGTTAGAGCTAAAGAATTATCAAAGATTAAAGAATATTTAACTAAACAGTTAAAAAAAGAAGCTGTTAAATTTACTATTGGTCAATCCGGAGCAGAGCATGAATACAAAAATCCAAAAGATGCACCTGAGTTTGAAAAAGATTTAAAAGCAGCTGGTGTGAAATTCACTAAAACAAACGTTTAATATGTCTAAGCAAGTATTAATAGAATATATTACCTTCCAACCTCAGCCTCAACAGCTTCAGGAAGCTAGAATTAACCCTAGAAAAAATCTGATAGTTGCTGGTAAAATGCAATCGGCTAATAAACCGAATGCTAATAGAAGAATATATTCTAAAGAAATATTAGAAAGAGAAGTAGAAAAATATGTTCAAGGCCCTGTTGCAGAAAAAAGAGCTTTAGGTGAATTGGATCATCCGGAATCATCTATTATTAACTTAAAAAATGTTTCTCACAATATTACAAGAGTATGGTGGGATGGTGATGATTTATATGGTGAATTTGAAATCTTACCAACACCTTCAGGCAACATCTTAAAAGAATTATTTTTAGCAGGAGTTAACGTGGGTGTTTCTTCAAGAGCATTAGGTTCTGTATCACCTTTAGGTGAAGGATTAGTTCAAGTTGAAGAGGATTTAGAGCTAATTTGCTGGGATTTCGTATCAACTCCATCAACTTATGGAGCATATGTGCATCCAGTAGGTTTAAATGAGTCTTATAATGCTCAAGATGTAGTTAAAGCTAGTAAATTTACTAAAGTAAACGAGTTAGTTTCACAAATTATATGTGAGCAAGCAGGTGTTTGCTGCATTAGATAATAGATTTTTTTAATATTTTAGGAAAAAGTTCGTAATATTTTACGGACTTTCCTTGTTTTTGATAGGACTGTATATATTTATTACTGTATATACCATCCCAATATGGTATCGTTCAATTAGAAAAAATTATATTGCTTGAATTTCTCAATAAGCAATCGCAATCACAAACAAGTAATGGCAAATCAAGAATTGTACAAGCAAGCTATCGCTGATGCTAAACAGTTAAAAGACATTTCAATGGCTCAAGCCAAAGAAGCTATTGCCGAAGCTTTCAATCCTAAAATCCAGGAGATGTTTCGTCTAAAATTATCTGAACTAGAAGAAGATACTTTAGAAGAAGAAAAACACGAAATGGAAGAGGCTAAACATGACATGGAAGAAGAAAAACATGATATGGAAGAAGCTGAAGAAATGGAAGAAGGTGAAGACAAAGTGGAAGAGGCTGAAGTAAACGAAATGACTTTAGAAGAAATCTTAGCGGAATTAGAAGAAGGAGCAGAAGACAAAGATGCAATTTATCATGCAGATGATGTTAATAATGTTCTAGAAGCTGAAGAAGAAGAAGAAACTGAAGAAGTAGAAGTTGAAGCTGGTGAAGAAGGCGAAGAAGCTGGCGAAGAAGCTGGTGAAGAAGCCGAAGACGTTGCTGAACTATCTGTAGAAGAATTCAAAGATTTAATTCGTGATGTATTAGCTGATGTATTAGCTGGACATGAAGAAGAAGGAGATCTAGAAGGTGATCTTGAAGGCGGTGAAGCAGAAGAAGAAGATGTTATCGGTTTAGATGAGATCTTAGCAGAATTAGAAGAAGAAGAAAAAGTTGAAGAAGCTAAAAAACACAAAGAAGAAGAAAAAATTGAAGAAGTAGATGCTTTAAAATCAGAATTAAACGAAGCAATCGAAACTATCAATACTTTAAAAGATTCTTTAAACGAAATCAACTTATTAAATGCTAAGTTATTATACGTTAACAAAATCTTCAAAGCAAAATCATTAACTGAATCACAAAAAGTGAAAGTAGTTAACGCTTTTGACAGAGCTACTACAACTAAAGAAGCTCAAAACATTTACGAAACATTAGTAGATTCATTAAGTGCTGATAAAAAATCAACTATTAAAGAATCTGTAGGTTTCGCATCAAAACCAATAGGATCTGCTCCGGCTCAACCAATCGTTGAATCAGATAACTACGTAAGTCGTTTACAGATCTTAGCGGGTATTAAATCAGCTTATTAATAATAATTTATTTTAAAAAAAATGGAAAACAATTTAAACAGCTTATTAGAGTCTGCTAACCCATACAAAAGTATGCAGTCAGACGCACAAAAGCTTGTGTCTAAATGGTCTAAATCTGGCTTATTAGAAGGTTTAGAAGGCCAAGACAAAAACAACATGGCTGTGTTGTTAGAAAACCAAGCTAAACAATTAGTAGTTGAGCAATCTTCTGCTGGTGGTGGTACTACTTCAGGTGCTACTTTTACTCCAGGTACTGGTGAGCAGTGGGCTGGTGTTGCTTTACCTTTAGTACGTAAGGTATTTGGTCAAATTGCAGCGAAAGAATTCGTTTCAGTTCAACCAATGAACTTACCTGCAGGTTTAGTATTCTACCTAGACTTCCAATACGGTACTGCTAAAAATCCTTTCCAAACTGGTGCAGCTAACGGATCATTATTCGGTGCACAATCTGTATCTGGTGATTCAGGATTTGGTAACGCAGCTAGTCAAGGTTTATACGGTGCTGGTCGTTTTGGTTACTCAATCAACCAATTCTCAGCTTCTATCGCTGGTACTATTGCTACTGCATCTTTTGCAGCAGTTAACTTTGATTCTACTTTATCAGCTTCTGTACTTGCAGGTGAGGTTAAAGCAATTACTGTATCTACTTCTTCAATTTCTGATTTAGATCCTAACGGTATCCGTGCTTTCATCTTAACTTCAGGTTCAATCGCTGTTGCTGATAACTTACAAGCATTCACTACCTTAAACGGTGCTAACTTAACTTTCTACGTTTCTGCTTCAACTGCTGAGGTTCCTACTTCAGGTGCATTCGTAGTAGAATACAACAAGAAAACAGATTTCAATAAGAGAGGTGATTTCGAAGATGCTCCAGCAACTGGATATTCTACTCCTAACGCTGAATCAGCAACTCAAATCGTTATCCCTGAAATCAACGTACAAATGCGTTCTGAAGCTATCTCTGCGAAAACTCGTAAGTTGAAAGCACAATGGACTCCAGAATTTGCACAAGACTTAAATGCTTACCATTCATTAGACGCTGAAGCAGAATTGACTTCTATGTTATCAGAGTACATCTCTTTAGAGATTGACTTAGAAATCTTAGATATGTTGATCGAAAATGCTCCAACCGTTGAGTACTGGTCAGCAAAAGTTGGTAACCAAATCAATGCTCAAGGCACTGGATTTGATGCTAACGTTTCAGGTGTATACTACACTCAAATGTCTTGGTTCCAAACTTTAGGTATCAAATTACAAAAAGTATCTAACACTATTCACCAACGTACTTTACGTGGTGGTGCTAACTTCATGATGGTATCTCCAGCTGTAGCAACTATCTTAGAATCTATTCCAGGATTTGCTGCTGATACAGATGGTGCTGCTGATACAATGAAATATGCATTCGGTGTACAGAAAATCGGTCAATTAAACAGCCGTTACAAAGTGTTCAAGAATCCTTA